GCCCCCGTTAGCGCCGGTCCTCCCCGTGCTCCCAATCCTCATGGGTGCGCAAGAGAACGGTCTTGATGACTCTTGCCGGTGCGTTTACACCGATTGCCACGTCTGCCCGTTGGCGTACTTCTTCGCCAGGACCGCGCGAGGGTTGCGCGTAGGTGACCTCAGGGGAGTGAGCGCAAGCTAGAAGCTCTTCAGGCTTGAAGCCTAGCTCTTCAGCTCTCACCCGCGCGTGATGGCTCAGCCGCCACTCTGCGGTTCGCGCTCTTGTAGGCAGCCTCCGTTTCGGCAGGGATGCGACCGCGTGAGGGGACGGGATAACCGTTCTCTGTGGCCCATGCTCTGATCTTGTCTCTACGGGCCTTCTGTTTGGCTCTGAGAGCCGTTGGGGAAGCTCCCTTATCGGCTTCACCGACACGGACACGCGTCCTTCTAGCCGGTGTCTCCTGGGTGGCTTCACGGGCCTTATCGAGAAGTCCGCGAAACCGGGTACGCACGCTCTCAGCGTGACGCTCACAGACGTCCAGCTCATACGCCTTGCCTTCCCACTGGAAGGTGACTGTATGGGTGGCGTCAACCGTGGTGGTGTGCATGTCGCACACACGACGTTCAACAAGTTCAATCGCCATGGCCTAGAACCGTAGGCCCGCGAGGCGTGTAAACGCAAACAGCCTGCTCAGCGCTTGCGTTCGGCACATGCCTAATGATAGATTCTCAATGTCAGCGAGAACGGCCCCGGAGGGGCCACCCCGAGAAGGGTTGAAGAAGATGGCTCGTACGTACCGAAACACGGACACGACGGACAAGCGTCAGATGGTGCGCCAGGAACAGGAACTTCGGGAGCTGCGCCAGTGGCGCGAGAACCTTCCCCAGGAAGGCCAGTGACCTTGAACAAGACCACCGCTGCCGTAGTCGTGGCCATCGGAGGCTTCGCCTTCGTCCTCTCGTATGAGGCTCTGTACCTAGCCGCTGTGAGCGCCGGTATCAACTGGAAGCTTGCCTATCTTTACCCCCTGATCGTTGAAGGGTTCGTGACGGTAGCGACCCTGACCGCGTACAGGCTGAAGGATGCGGGGTGGCGTGCCACCCTGTACCCCTGGCTTCTCTCGGGTGCGTTCTTCGCGTTCTCTCTGTGGGCGAACAGCGCCCCGGACACGCTGAATGCCGGTGTGGTCAAGGGTGTTCCGTCCGTGGCTCTCCCGTTCGCTGTGCACCTGTTCACGCACATGACGAAGAGCCGTAAGGCCCTGCCCCTGAGCGTCGCTCCTGTGGCCGTTCCTGAGCCTGTGAAGCCTGTTCAGCTCACTGTCCCTGAGCCTGAGGGTGTCATCAAGGGGAAGACCGCTTCTGAGCGCCGGAAGCTGGCGCGGGAGAACTTCCTTGACGCTGCCAAGGGTGCAACGTCTGAAGCTGCCAAGGCTTTTTACCTGAAAGAAGCCGATGCGCTTGCGTAAGTGATCTTCGGTCCTGTAGAAAGTCCCCGTAAGCAAGTCAGCGAGAGACAAGGAAGCAAGATCATGGCTCAGAAGGTTCAGATTCTCCTTACGGATGACGTTGACGGGAGCGAGGCTGCCGAGACGCTGAGCTTTGCCGTGGACGGCACCACGTATGAGATTGACCTGAGCGAGAAGAACGCGGGCAAGTTCCGCGCGGCTATCGCCCCGTACGTGGGTCACGCCCGTAAGGTGTCCGGCCCGAAGCGTGCACCCCGTAACGGCAGTGCCACCAACGACATGCGCGCTGCGCGCCAGTGGGCCAAGGACAACGGCATTGCCGTGCCGGACCGTGGACGCGTCCCGGAAGCTGTCATGGATCAGTACCACGCCGCGAACGGCGCTCAGAAGAAGAGCGCTCACTAGCTCCAACCCCAGGAACGGCCCTCACCTTCGGGTGGGGGCCTTCTTGCGTTTACACGCTTTCATTGAGAGTGGTTGTGTTGCGCTCTCAAACGTAGTATCGTCATACCTGTCAGCGAGTGAAGAGCGGGAAGGCGAGACAGTGAACAAGACGTGCCTGAAGTGTGGCGAGAACAAGCCGGTGGATGCCTTCGGCAAGGATGCTCAGAAGTCGGACGGCAAGCGCCCGTACTGCAAGCTGTGCGCCAGGGCCATGACCAAGGCCAACGAAGACCGCGTGCGCGCCCGTGGGCAGTACGCCACCCCTGCTAAGAAGCTGTGTGCCGCGTGCCAGGAGAACAAGCCTAAGGAGTGCTTCACTCCGCACCGTGGCAAGGCTGACGGCCTTCACGCCTACTGCAAGCCGTGTGCTGCACGCCGAACCGCTCAGAGCCGCGCTGCGCGCGGCAACCGATAGGAGAACACCCGTGGTGGACATGAATGACCCGCAAGCTGTGGGAGCTGCGTTCGGGGCCATGCTGCTAGGTGGGGTGATCAGCGAGGGACCGCCCCCGCCCGATTCCCCGCTAGGACGCATTCGGGCCTTCACTGAGAAGTACGGGGAGGATGCTCTTACCCCGGACCATTGGGACGCTGCCCGTGCTGGGAAGCCGTTGCTCCCCCCTTCCTGAAACTCCTTTTGAGAAACCTCTTGCGCCCCATGCTCAATACGAGTAACGTTCTTCTTGTCAGCAGAGAGAAGGACGAAGGGAGCAAGACAATGGCGAAGCCGGGGAAGGTCAACAAGACCCCTGAGGGTCTGGCCAAGGCAGCCGAGAAGGCCGGTCACAAGGTTGAGAAGATCAATCACGGGTGGCTGATCTACCCCCAGGGTGGCGGGAAGAGCGAATGGCTCTCCCGGAACACGGGAGGCCGGGGCCAGAAGAACAATGAGGCAGTAGCCAAGAGGCTCGGAATCCTCTAACATCACCAGGGAGGCCCCTTCGGGGGCCTCTCTCCATGTCAGTCGAGAGAAAGGCGTTTAAACCATGCGCGAGTTTCAGGCCGTTGTTCGGGTGGAGCACGAAGACTTGAACCTGTCCGATGCTGAGGCCAGGGAGATGCTTGACGGCATCACGGGGGAGCTTGAGGCGTACAGCGCCACGGCGCAGCTCTGGGAGAACCGCTCTGAGTTCACCTTGACTGTGCGCGTACCGTCCCTGTGGGACGTTGCTGCGACCGCTGGAAGGGCCGTCCGTGAGGCGTTCCACCGTGAGGGCCGTGACGTGTCTGTGGTCCGGGTGGACGCGTGGACCGTTGAAGAGTGGGACTTGGAAACGTCCGTGTAAACGGGTTGTGCTCCACTCCCAATCGTAGTATCGTTCTTCTTGTCAGCCCGAGAGGGCAAGCGAGAGAGGGAAGCCAGTGAGTCAAGAGCTGAAGTGCCTGAACGAGTCGGACGAGTGCGCGGGACCGGTTGAGTACCGGATGCCGCTGAGCGGCACGGGGAAGAGCTTCCCCAGGTGTGACAAGCATTGGGAGGACCGGCTTGAGACTCAGCGCGGGATTGATGAGCGGTACCCCGTTCACGCTCCTGCCGACTTTGACCCGTACTACGCGGGGGAGTCCTGGGACGAGGATTACTAAGGAGAGCGGCCCCTTCGGGGGCCGTTTCTTTTTGCCCTGGCACAGGTGTTGCGCTGTTCCCAATCGTAGGATAGTGTTTCTCTTGTCAGCGAGACACACACCGAAGGGGAAACCAATGCTCTACAGCCTCACCGAAATCAAGAACGTCCTTGTGATCAATCGCAAGCTGATTGCCCGCAAGCTTGAGCGCGGTACGCCGGTCAGCCCGCAGTTCGCCAAGGTTGCTGTGCAGCGGTTCGGGACCTACGCGGAGATGCTGACCGACCACCGGAACCCTGATGCCGCGTACTACGCGGAGTGCAACGCGTGGCACATCTACAACGCCAGGGGCCTTCAGGGTCTTCTTGACCACTGTGACTACAAGCTGAGCCTGAGCGCCTAGAACGGCCCTAGAAACACGAATAGCCCCCGGAAGGTCCGAGAGGACCACCGGGGGTTTTTTCGTGCGCCAGGAACGTGCTGAGAGGCTACAGGGGAGGCTTCCTGCTACCTCCGTCCCTGGCAAGCTGGATTAGCCGTCAAGCCGGGACAGGTCAAAGTCCGCGTAGTCATCGTGAACCACGACAGGCGTAGTCAGAGCTTCGTCAGTCTTGCCATTCTCGACACGCTGAACAGCCTCACCGCCAACAAGGCCCAGGACAGCCACGACAACGCCGAGAACCTGAGCCTCAGGGACGTGCACGCCATAGGCGGAAGCCAGGGCCAGGACAGCCACAGCAAAGGCGTAGATGCGCGCAGGATGCGCCTTAAGGAACTTCATAGGGTCTTCCTTACTTCTTGTAGGCCAGGGTGAACAGGAACGCCCAACCCTTCGGGCCAATGGACACGTCCCACGGCTTGCCAGCTTCAGCAAACTGCGGGTACTTGCGCAGGAACAGACCCACGCTTTCCTGAGTCTTCGGACCGTAGTTGTCAGACTCGGGAACAGACTTGTTCATGAAGCCAGCACGCTTGAGAGCGCGCTGAAGAGGCGCAGCACTCGGGGAGGCGTGGCCAGGAGCAATACCCACGGGGAAACGCGGAGGGGTGTACGGCTTCGGCTTCGGCTTCGCAGGGACCGGCTTAGGGGCCGGACGCGGGGCAGGCTTCGGAGGGGCCGGAACAGGCTTCGGCGCAGCATGCTTGGCCGGGTTCTCGCCCTTGAAGGCAGGGTCAGCGTTCACGATGCCCTCAGGGAACTTCGGGTACCCGTACCCGTAGACGTGCGCAGAACGACGCTCACGCTTCCGCGTGTAAACGCCGTCACCCTCGGCAGAACCGTTGTCGTTCGTGTTGCCCTCAATGGTGTAGATGTAGTCAGCGTCATAGGACACGACCACGCCAGTGTGAGAGCCACCCCCAGGGCCAAAGAACACCTGAGCGCCAACAGCGGGATACTCGCTAAAGCGTCCAGCCTTCTTGAACCACGCCACGGCAACCTGACAGGAAGCGGTACGCGGGTACAGCTTCTCAGCGCCAGCCTTCAGCGCCAGCCATGCAACGAAGGTGCAGCACCAAGCCTGATTCTGCGACCATTCAAGGCCAGGGACAGCGGGGGAGTAGCGCTGAAAGTTGTTCCAGTGGCCGTTAGACCGGCCCTCATGATAACCAACTTCGCCCTTGGCGATAGTCAGAAGCTTTTCAACGAGAGACATTGCCTGCCTTCCTTTAGTTGTGTTCAGGCAGCCGAGAGCGAATGTCTTCGTGCTGCGCAATGACGAGAGCGCGAAGCTCTGCGATAGCCGCAGCGCCAGTCACTAGCTCTGCAAGCCTGCGGTTCTCGGCTTCAAGCCGTCCGACACGCTCTGACAGCTCTGAGAGAGCCATCTCAAGCCGTTCAGCACGGGCCTTCTGAGCTTCGGCTTCGCCCTTCCAAATGTTCGCCGTGGTGTCATCCACGGAAGAGCGAACCTTGACGTAAGCCGATGCGAGCGCCCCTATTGCGGCAAGCGCCCCGAAGACCCACCCGGCTATACCGAGAAGAGTCACCTGTATACCAATCGTGAGAAATGAAAACGCGGCCATCAGACCGCAATCCAGCGCGCTCCGAGACGCGTGGAGTTGTACGAGTTGTAGGTACTCACCGTGGTAGCCGTACCCGTAACGTTGCGCACCTGAAGGGATTGGGAAATCTGATCCCCGGCAGTAAGGCGAATCATTCCCTTCATCGTCACCACGGTCACACCGGAACCGCCACCCGACGCGTAAGGCGCGTAGGCAGTGGTGGTCATGAACGGGTTACCGACCGAAGGGTAAAGAAGCATCCACAGGAGATGAGCGTTACCCGATGCAGGGTTGACACCAAAAGACGATTCAATCTCATACAGCCCAGGCGTCTTGACCGTGAAGCCTTGGTTGTAGGCGTTCAGGTCAACCATGCCGTCAGTGTCGTAAAGCTCCGCGTTGAAGACGGTCTTCACCGGAGTGCCACCGGTAACGATGGTGCCACCCGCCCCCGTAGCCGTGACCATGCACGAAGGGGGGTTCATAAGAAAGTCCTGTACCGTTTTGGTAGAGGCGTTAAGGTTGGCCGCAGTCACACGCTCACCGGCCAGAAACGTTCTAGTAGAAGGAACCGTTGCCATTTCTGTCTTGCCCCCAATTCAGAAAGGCAGACTCCCAGGTTAGGCATTCACCCAACGCGCCCGAAGGAAGCAGTAGTACGGGTTCGCCACCGACAACGCCAGAGAAGGCGTTGAAGTCATGTTGGCGATACCACCAACCGTGATCGAATCACCCGCAGCGCACTGAACGTACGTAGCTGCACGCACGGTCATACCGCCACCCGTAGTGGACGCAGCGTAAGTAACGTCAACGTCGGCACCGTTTACACGGATGCGAGAGCCACGGTAACCCGTCGTATCAGCGGTTCCGTAACGCATTCCAGCATCCACGTAGTACAGCCCAGGCGTAACAATCACGAACGCGCCCGTGGACACGTTAAACATGCCGTCGTTGTCCATCTTCTCAGCATCAAGCGTGATTTCAGTCCACGCGTTGTTATTCAAGCTGAGAGCCGCATTGCGGTAGCCCCATGCGAACGGGACAGCCTTGAGGAAGTTCCCACCGTCACGAATGTTCTTGTTGAGCTTCGCGGCAGTAGCACGCTCACCGGCAAGCCAAGTGTCATAAGAGGGAATCTGCATTATTGTCCTTGCTCAAAGTTCATGTGATGCGGAGTCGAGAAAGGGGGCCAGCCGAAGCCAGCCCCCTTCTCCTGCGCTACCAATCGCGTACGTGTAAACGGCCTAGTAGGCCAGGACCGCCGTACGGTCCAGACGCCCAAGAACGGGGTCCTCAAGAAGCCACACGTCATACCCCGAAGCCGGGGACAGTGCGAGCGTCGTAACCCACTCAGGCGTACCGCCCTGAGCCGTGACAGTGGTGTCAATGGACTCAATGAAGAAGTCCATGGAAGACGACGGAGCCTGAGCCGGTAGATCGGTCAGGGTGATCCTGTCGCCAATCTCCACACCAAGCACCACACCAAACAGGTTCGGCGTAGCCGTAGCCTTCAAGGTCACCGTGTCGCAGCGAACAATCGGGTCTGCGTACAGATTCAACAGCGTGTAAGACGCATCCTGCACTTCCGAGTCAGACGTAATCGACAGCTCAAGGCTCTTAGAACGCCGCCCGTACAAGTCAATGGAAGGCTGATCCTTCAACGTGCCGGACGTGCCGCCCGTGCGCTGATAGTTGACCTCATTGACAATCTTGTCTTCGTCCATGACGAACTCAAGCCCAGGCTCATACGGAAGTCCCGTGGAGTCACCCAGGACGTAGCGGACGTTTGCGCTCTGCCGACGCTGCCTGTTGTGGTAGGTGAACTCCCCATCACCGTCCATGAACACATAACCCGAAGCGTCACTAGCTGCCTGTTGCAGCTCGCCAAGGGCACCGTCACCGGCAGACCAAGAGCAATCCTGAAGCGTTGAAACGCCCCCATCAAGCGACAGGGCACCGCTGAATTCAGCCATGTTCAGGATACGGGCAAGGCGCGCATTCTCGTTCTCAGAGAAGATGGCCCCGCCATTGTCGCCCAGGCGCCAAATGTCACTCAGGTCAGTGGACGAAACCGCCCGGTCCCAAATCGCCAAATGGCCATGACGACCATTTGAGTATTCGGCATAGACCGAACCGGCCTGACGACCACCAAAGGACGCCCAACGCAGGTCACGAATGTCAAAGGCACTGCCCGGAACCGGAGAGCTGACAGTCTTGTGAAGCGACCCATTCAGGTACAGCTTCAACACGCCCGAAGCAATGACCACACTCACCATGGACACGTAAGCGCTATTCAGCGCCGTAGTAGCCGTGGCAACCTGAACCGTGCCATCCGTGTACGTGGCCGTAGCCGTGACAATCCCCGTGGAGTCCATACGGACCGTGAGGAAGTCAGCGCCAGTGTCCGACCATCCCGCAAAGAGCGTTACGTACTGCCCCGAGCTGGGACGGGTGGGGTAGGTCCAGAAGTTGACCGTGAAGTCAGTCCCAAGAACATAGTTCCGGGTGCCACCCTCACAGATATCAACCACCGTGCCGATGTTCGTTCCGACGTTCGCCAGACTCCAACACGTAGCAGGGTCCTTGGCGAGAATCGACGTAGCACCCAAGAGAGGCGTACCGCCCCCGTACTTGGATGCAGCGAACTTGGCAGGCTGCGTGTCGTTCGCCTTGTTCTCAAGCCGCGCACTGCCGACAGCATCACCCAGGGGCCAATACCCGAGAGGGTTAGTGGCCAGGGTTTGAGCCTGTACAGCGGAAGCCAGCTCCGTGCTACCCAGGATGGAGAAACCATCAACGGCAGTCACATCAACGCTAGCCATATACGCGTCAGCCTTGACAGGCCACTTCTCAATGTAGCCATGGAAGATGGAACCGCCAGGAGTCCAGTCAGTCAGGGCAGAGCCTTGCTGAAGCTGAAGCTCATCAAGGAGCACATACGACGTAGCCGTTGCCCCGGACGTACCGACTTCCACACCGGCCCATACCGCATTCGCGGGGGCCGTCTGATTCAAGACGCTCGCCTGAGTCCACTGAGGGGACCACGAATCCGAAACCGTGGCCGAAGCGTTCGCCACTCCCGCCCAATGGTAACCGGACGTGCTTCCGTCAGCGAAAGTAGCCAGGTAGCCGGTAGGCGTGCTGGCCTGAACCATAGCCGTATCGCCCCAGAACTTGGTGCCAGTGGTAGCGCCAAGCATGGTGAATCCAACACGGTCAATGGTCTGCCCCGCAGTAAGGGTGTAGCTGCCTTCCATGAGCGTCCAAGTGGACGGGTCAGGCATCCCTGTAGGGACGCTGGCCACCGTCGTAGAGCCATTCTGGAAGACGAAGGTGAAGTTGCTCAGGCCCGATGCCGGGACCTTCACCGCGACACGGAAACGAACCACCGTGCCAGTGCCGGTAATCGGCTCAATGTTCCACGAAGAGCCAGCCTGAGAGCTGGCCGCGGTCACCGCGTGCTCAATGGACGCTGTACCGCTGAACTTCTCCGTGATGACACGGTTACGGGTGATGCCCGTACCTACCGTGTTCGTGTTGGTCAGATCAACTTCCACGTTCGGGTTAAGCGCCCAGTTGTACCGCGTGCCCTTCATGACAGTGGAAGGACCACCCGCGCTAGAGCTGATGAACGACAGGTTGGAGTCATACCAACGGATACGCGTCTTCACGTTCACGTCAGCCGACAAAAGGCCCTGCCGCACGCCTACGCCAATGGAGTAAGCCTTACCGCCCTCAACGTGCGTGAGGCCGATGGGGGCACCACCGGACGAATACCCGCAGTACACCGAGTTAGCGAAATCGCTAGTACCGTTGTTGCCGTAATCGACACGGACAGAACCCGTACCGCTCTTCGCAACCGACGTGATGTATTGCTTGGATGCCCCGGCACTGTGAGACACCGAGAACAGGCTAGACGAAGCGCTAATGTCTCCGCCCGTTGAAACGTCTCGGGGAATCTCGTTCGTGCCACGAATGCGCACCCGACGACGCGGGAGAACGTTGGGGTAGTACGGCTGAGTCTTGTACCACTCAGCGTTAGAGCCAGAGATGATGAGGCCGCTATTCCCGTCCGGGTAGGTGTCCGCGTAGATGTACAGGACAGCCGTTGCCGTGCCAGCCGGGGGAGCCTCTTCATGCGTGTAAACGGTCGCGTAAGCGTCCGCCACGAACCGCGTACCAATGACCCACTTCAGGGTAGCCCCGCCAGCGTCCAGCCACTTCACGGAGAAGTAACAGGAAGCCGAGAGGCCGTTAGTCCACACGGTGCGCTTGATGACACGCGGCTGACCGTCATCATCAATGCTGCCCATGTTGATAGTGGAAATGATCGTGTTGTTAGCGCGTCCGGTAACGTCCCAATCGTATTGACCGGAGAAGCTAGTAAGGACGTTCGCCCCTGACGTTTGCTTGCCAGGGGTGAAACGCCCATCCGAGTTATCCAGAGAGAGGGAGAGGGTTCCCGCCTCAAACGTGTCCAGCTCAGTGCTGCGACCGCGATTGATTTGGAAACCCTCTACATACGGGGTGATATCCGTCCAGTTGTAGGACGACGAGAACGGTCCACCGTTAAAGGCAACCTCTACCGCCAGCGGCGGAATCGCACTCACCATTACAGCCCCGTCCTCCCTCCATTACGCTTACCGTTTCGCACAATCTCGTCACGTACGACCGTGGCCACCGACCTAGCAAGGGCCTTCTCCGAAGTGACATTGCCCTGAACCGTCACGTAGACAGTCGGGGCAGCGTTGGCAGCCGCTTGCGCGGCCCAAGAACGCTCACGGGTAATAGAGCTGTTAGCCAGCCGTCCCGTAGGACGGACAGCGGCAAGCCCGTTCACCGCTTCCTGAACATCACCGTGGGTGGCATGGATGCCATGCGCGAAACCCTTACCGGTCCACACGCCCAGGCCCTTGAACACGCGGCTAGGAGACTTGATGCCAAGCGCCTTCTTCAGCGCCTTCACCATGGCCTTGCTCATGTTCTCAATCTGCTTCGTCAGCGCCTTCTCCTGCGAAGACAGACCCTTGATGAGGCCCTGCGTTGCGTGAATGCCCGCGTCGTAATACTGACCGGCCACCTGATCACCGAGAGCCTTAGACTGCCCGCTGATCGCGCTGTACGTGCTGTTCAGCTCCTTAATCTGGCCACCGCCAGCGTTCAGGAGAGCCTGAGCCATCTGACCGCCAGCATCGGGGCCAGCCTGAGCAATCTCGTTGATGATCCCCTTACCAAGACCACGCTTAGCCAGCGTGCCCAGGTTCTTACGGAAATCCATGATGCCCTTGAGCTTGGCCTTCAGCCGCGACAGAATCGCGCTAGCCGAGTTGTCCCCATACTCCGAAGAGTCATAGGCACCCATGAAGGAGCCGTAATCCCTGGCCTTGCCAGCGATAGAACCCGCCATATCAGCACGGGCCTTCTTCATGTCAGTCAGCTTCGCGTTAGCCGCAGTCAGCTTCTTAGCGATAGCCTCACGGCGCTTCGCCAGCTTGTACAGCTTCGTGTCCTGCTTATGCAGGTACTTGTGAAGCTGATCGGCCTTCTTCTTGCTGATGGCCTTACCGTGGTACGCCTTGGTGATCAGCTCATGCAGCTTCTTAGCCGTAGCCTGCACGCCCTTAGCGCCGGACAGCATTCCCTTGACGAGACCCTTAGTGACCCACTTACCAATCTCAGCCATGACACGCGAAGGCGAGTGGATACCAAGCGCCTTACGGATCGGACCGGGAATGTGATCCACGATGGCGCGGGCCGCGCTCATCACAGCACCCAGGCTGTTACGGATACCGTTGACAAGGCCCTGAATGATGTTCTTGCCGATACCCATAAGGGTTCCGCCCAGGCCCTTCAGAGCGCCCGTAATCTTGCCAGGGATGCTCTTCACGGTGGAGACGACGCTACCGACCTTGGACACAACGCCCGTGTACAGCGAGTGGAAGCCGTTGATGAAGAAGCTCTTCACCGCGTTTACACCACTGGACGCGTAGCCCCTCAGTCGGGACATGGCCCCGGAGAAGAAGCCAGCAATGCCGTTCCATATGGACGAGAAGAAAGCCTTGATGCCCGACCACGCCAAGTGCCAAAGGCCCTTGATAGCGTCAAGCGCAAGCTTCAGAATCGTCTTAATGGTCCCCATCACCGCGTGGAAGATTCCAGCAATGATGTTCCAGACACCGGAGAAGATTTGCTTAATGCCGGTCCAAGCCTTAGACCAATTGCCGGTGAAGATGCCAATGAAGACGTTGTAAATACCCTGGATAACCGACAGGACACCGGAGATGACCTGCCAAATAGCGTTCCAAGCCGTCTTCACATAGGAGATGATCGTTTCACCGAACGTCGCCCAAAGCCACTTCACAACCGCCACGAAAACCTGAACCTCAACCTTGATCGCGTCAAGGTAGGTCATGAAGGTTTGCCAAAGCTGCTGAAGGACCGGAGCGGCCTTCTGCCACAGCTCCATGAAGAGCGGAACAAGGTTGGTCTTGAAGAACGTCACGAACTGCGTAAGGGCAGGACCGACAACGGTCCAAATGCCTTGCAGCTTCGCCCCGAGCTGGTCAAGAGCCGCGCGCGCTGCGCCCGTCTCAAAGGAAGTCTTGATCTTCCCGCCCAGGTCCCCAAGGGTCTTCATGAACGGGCCTACAGCCTGCCCAATCTTGGAGAACACCGGCCCGAGCTTCTGACTCAGACCGTCAGCCGCAGTGATGACGGAAGCGAACCCCTCAGTCAGACCGTTGGTGACACGTCGTTTAAACGTCTCCACCTTCGCCGCAGGGTTGTCCCCCATGGTGTCAGTCATCTTCTGAGCGGCCCCGGCAACGTCACCCAGGCCCTTTACAGCCGTGGAAGGGTCAAGGGAGTACAGCGCCTTACCCAAGTCCTCAGCCTGCGTGCCAAACAGCGCCACAGCGGCCTGAGACTGCTTCGCAGGGTCCTTGATGGCCTTCAGCTTGGTCAGCACCGTACCCAGGCCCTTGGAAGCCTCAGGACCGCCCTTAGCCATCTGCTCAGTGAGCTTCTTGGCGTCAAGCCCGAGAGCCTGATATCCGGCAGCCGTGGTCTTAGAACCATCAACCGCGCGAATGCTGAACTCCTTCAGCGCATCCGCCACAAGGTCAGCGTCACGGGCACCACCCTTGAGGCCCTGGCTCAGCAATCCGGTAGCCGTAGCACCATCAAGGCCAAGCTTCCGGAACTGCGTTCCGTACTCATTCAGGGTGTCAAGGAAGTCCTGAGACTTATCAACACCGTGGGTCATGCCCGCAGTGATAATGTCCAGCGCCTCAGAGCTGTTCTTAGCCAGACCCGTACGCATCATCTGAGAGACAGCGCGGGTAACCCCGCCCAAGTCCTGATCAAACGTCGTGGCCAGAGTGGAAACCTTGCCAGCGAGAGGCTTGAAGTCGGGACTGTTCAGGTTGACATTCATGTCCTGAGCAACCGTCTTCGTGACGGCAGCGGCCTCTTCAAAAGAGCCACCGAAGCCGTTCACGTACAGGTCACCGGCAATCTTGCCAGCCTTAGCGGCCTCAGGGCCGGATACGCCGAGCTGCGCCGCAAGCTTGGCCTTCTGGCCGATACGGTCAAGCCCCGCGTTAAAGCCCTCTACAAGGGCACCAATGGAAAGGGCACCGGCAGCCGCAGCACCAAGACCGGCAAGCCCCTCCTTGAGGCCCCCCATCTTTCCGCCCATGCCCTCAAACTGCTGTCCGGCATTCTCCGAAGTGTCAGCCAGGTCAGAGATAGCCGACTGAGCACCCGAAGAATTACCGACAACCACGACGCGGAGCGTCCGCTGATCAGCCATAAGACGACTCCCTAGCCGTGTTTCGTTCGTTCATGTAGTCGCAGAAAGCGCGATACTCGGCAGCCGTAAGCCGCCGAACATCACGGGGAGTCATGCGGTAGAAGTGGCAGAACGCAGCTCTCTCCCTTAGCCGCGCTTGCCTTCGTCGTTTCCCTGGTCACCCGCGTCAGCCGCAACAATCTCAAGCGCAGAGATGCGCACGTTGCGCGCATCCTCAAGCGAGAAGTCAGGGTTCTCAGCGCGCTGAGTGATCCAAATGAGCGCCTTGAGCGCCTTGGTGCTGATCTTCGTCTGAAGCTCAGGACGGCCCTTCTCGTCAAGGACCTTGTTCCCGTCCTCATCCCGGACCGGCTTCGCCTCAATGGCCTCATACAGCGGGACGCCAGTAACGTCCTCAAAGTCCTCAAGGTCACCGATGGTCAGCTTGTCGGGGTCAACGCGAAGTGCAATGGTGTCGTTGGTGCTCATTCTGGAAACGCCTCCTGCATAAGAGATTCGATCTTGTTCATGTACTCATCAAGCAATTCCGGAGCCTTAGCCCTGATGGCAGGGTGAAGGAAGTAACCGGGACCGCCAGACCAACCGCCCCACTGATTGCCACGCCAACGACCGAATCCCGCGATGTAGTTACCGCGTTCCGTCTTCTTGAGCGTTCCGAACTCAGCGCCGAGCGCATAAGGCTTTCGCGCGCTGCCCATTCGGATAGCTGCATAGTTTTGGGTCTTGGTGGCACGCAAGCTCTGAGCCGCGCTACGGGCCTGCCTGTTTACACCGGCTGCCTTCGTCTTAGCGGCATCAGCCAGCTTGTCAGCAATATCAAAGTTGGCCTGTTTCACTTCTTGCTTCATATCGTCAGCGCCGATACGCGCAAGAGCGCGGGAGAACTGAGCTAGGCCCTCAACATTGGCCGCGTAGCCGTCTTGAGCCATAGCTCAGCCCTCCCGATAGTTGTTACGTCAAGGCTTACTGAAGAGCCTTGTAGGTGATGGTGATAGGCGAAGCCGCACCATCCGTGAGGCAGACGCCGGAAAGCTCCTGCGCCAGAACCTCAAAGCCGCCCGCAGTGATCGGACCCTCATCGAACCGAGCAAAGGGAATGTCCACCTTGAGCTGAGAAGCGTCAGGGCCATCCCAGGTCACAGAGATGACAGCCAGGGCACCGGCAGCCGTGGCCGAAGCAACACGGTTGATCTGCGTGGTGTCGGTGAACTCACCCTTCAGGGAGAACTCATACTTCCGAAGCGACTCTTCCAGCGGCTCAGACTTCTGCCCGCCAGTACGGATGAAGTAACGGTCAGTCTTCAGACCGTTGTCACCCTTGAGAGAGAAGTCAGAACACTCAAACGCCGTACCGCCGACAAGGACGGAAGCGCTGTTGAAGCTGAGAAGCTTCGTGTTCGCAATGTAGGTGGGGGTGGCCTGCGCGTAAGCGCCAGTACCCGCGCCAATCGTCTCCTTCTCAAAGTCCATGTCCAGCGAGAGCGTCAGAAGCTCATCAACCGCGTTCGCCAGCTCCCAGGACTTAACCTTGCCACCCTCATAGGTGAACGGGGTCATGACGCCCTTGTTGGAGACACGGCCAACCTGAGCGGTAAAGCTCTTGCCGTTAATGTCGCCCACGGTTGCCGTGTACGTGGTGAAGCCACCCGAAGGGGCACCCGCAACGACGTTGCCAAGCATGTGCTTGAGCCACAGGTCAAAGCCAGCGGACAGAACCTCAAGCTTCAGGTCACCTTCAGCGCCCTTAGCGTTCGTCACGAACCGGTCAGAGCGAAGGGTCTTGGAACCGGCCCGAATGGACTCGGACTCAATCCGCTCGTACTTGCCCTCAATGCCCTCAGACTGGAACTCAAAGAACTTGGCAGGGGCAACGGCAGTACCGTAGACCGTTTCGTCAACGGCCCCCACGTACTGATCAAAAATAGTGCTCACTTAGCAATCTCCTTCTTCGCCTTGACTTCCTGCCAACCCTGGCGAATCAGAGCCGTGGCAGCTTCAGCGGGAACCTCGATCGGCTCGCCCGCAATGGCGGTAATACCGAGAGAGGGAACCTCAACCGCCGAGTACGGCCCCCCATAAATCAGAGTCTTCAAGTCACAATCTCGCTTTCACACGGAGGGAGCATTCAAACTGCCCCTCATAGACTTGATCGGAGGGGAAGCTAACTAGCTTCTGCGGCACAAAGTCCGTGAAGTACACATCAGAGATGCCAAGGTTCACGGAAGCCTTCACGGCTTCCTCAACACCCGCAGCCATGGCGCGAAGCTCTTCCTCTACATCAAGAGATGTTGCGCCGCTGATTTGGCAATTGAAGACACAGGAAATCTGATACGTCTCTTCACGGGAACGGTTGGTGGCCCACATGGAGTCTTCCCAGGTGACCTCACCGACGAACACCCAACGCCGCTCAGGGGCACGCGCGGGGAAGCCGTACGTCACCTGATACTTGGCAAGCTCAGGCCGTCCCTGAATCAAGGCATGAAGGGCCTTCTTGGTATCGAACGCGGTAGTAGCCATTACGCCACCCCGAGAACGTCAGTCAGAATCCGGTACCGGTAGCGCGTAAGAGTCGCGTCAACCTCAGGGATGCCAGTCTCATAGCCGTTCCGGCCAGCCGTGGCCAACGTGAAGTTCCCACCCTCAGCCGCAACGAACGCCGTAGCCCGATCAGGGATACCGCTGTTCTCGGCAGTGAGGAACGAACGAAGCCGGATCAGACCGGCACGCTTCACGTCCTCAGGACCGTTCAGCCCGTACTCAACCGTCACGGTGTAACGGGAGCCCTCAGGGAGGTCATAGGGGGCCTCAATGAAGCCTTCAGGGGAAAGGGTCCACCCGGTAGCGTCAACGTCCCCCAGGGGGCCGCTCACGGCCCTCACGGTAGTCACGTCAAGGACACCCGCGTACGCCGAGCTAGAGCCGTCGCCCCGTATCTCCACGCGCTTGCTGCGCCGTGTAAACGACCGGCCAACGATGGCTTCAAACTCAGCCTCAACCACGTCCCGGTAATGCCGCACTTCAGCGGCAGGGAACCGAGCAGTGGAAGCAAGGTCAACGTCACTGTCACGCGCCTCAGGCACCGTGAACAGGAAGCTACCCACAACCTCAAAGTCAGTGGTGTCAGTCGCAACGTCACCGCCCTTCCACTCGACCGTGTAAACGCCGAGAGGTTGAGGGGAGAGCTGGACAGTCCACGCATTCTCAGAGCTGGACGCGTCACCCGTGTAAACGGTCGCGCCAGAAGCGTCCCGAACAGTCACCGAAACGGCAGGGACGACAAGCGGACTCTCATCATCAATGAAAGAGTGGGCCAGTTGAACGGCCCTGCCATTCAGAAAGCGCACGGTTACTCAGCTACCTTCTTCGGGCGGCCAGGGCCGCGCTTAACGGGGGCAGGCTCAGAGGCAGGCTCAGGCTCAACAGCCTTGGCCTCAGACTCAACAAGCTCCGCCACCTTGATACGGATAAGCGCCTCAGCGCTCTCCTGCGAAAGCTCAATCTCTCCACCGATACGGGGGAGAGGCTTAGCGTCACACATGCCGGGGAAAGCCCGGATCATGCGAACCTTCATATCTCTCCTTTAGTCGTAGCACGGGAAAGGCCCCCCGGCTGAAGAGCCAGGGGGCCAGTCCCAATACTAGTTACGCACCGAGCGAAAGCTTGGCGAACGCGGCACCATCGGTAATGCCACCGTCGTAGCGCAGACGCGCCTTCCACGCCACAACGTCACGGTCAAAGCCGTACTCGTCGGAGCGGGTCACCTGAACGGTGCGGACGAAGCGAACGAGGTACTTGGAGAAGTCACCGAAGACCACGCCAGTCTTGCCCGTCGCCCACTCCATGTTCGGGTCAGTCGAAATCGGCTTACCCAGGAAGGTGTCAGGCTGACCGGCAACGGTCGCGGGCTGCCACAGGTAGCGGCCATCCGCGTCCTTCAGCTTGCGCAGGTACAGAACGCCAGCGTCCGACGTGTAGAAGAACGCGTTGCGGCGGTACTTCGAGATGATCGCGTGCTCAAGCTCAACGAACTTGTCAGACGCCACGGTGCCACCGGAAGCCAGCGAAAGCGTGCCAGCGTTCAGGGTGATCCCGTTCAGAAGGCCGTTGGCCTCACCGACACCCGAACCCTTGAGGAAGGCAAGCGCAGTCTCATCCGCGATGGCCTCACCCATGTCCGTAGCCAGGAGAGAAGCCAGCGGAAGCGCGCTGTCCTCAAGCATCTCCTGAGTGGCCTCAGCGATGACACCGACCTTGTGAGAGTCGATGTTCCAGCGGTCAAAGCTCATGTCCGACTTCGGGTAAGCGCCGTTCTCCGCGACCTTACCGGCGACAAGGCGACCGTTCTTGACCGGCCACTCCATCTTCTCACCGGAAGCCGTGGTGATGATGCGAACACCCGACTGAATGAACGGGCTGTTCTCCCGCAGGCTCTCCATGATCTGAGCGACAAAGGAAGTCTGAACAGTGGTGCCAGCGTTCGCGCTGTCACCGGTCTGAGCAAGACGAACCTCACGGTCAGCGGTCACGTCGAAACCGCGCGACTCGCCACGACCCACCGAGCGGAACTGCTCATCAAGGTCAACCTGAGCCGAACGCTCCTGGCGCTCAACGTTCGGGGCAGACAGGCCAGGAATCCGGCCAGCCAGCGAACGAACCTCAGCCTCACGCTCGCCACGCTCAACAGCGTCACGGGCCTCAGCCTCAAGGGAACGAACGTCAGCGTCCATGCGCTCAACGCGCTCACGCTTCTCAGCATCCGAGAGCTGCGCGTCATCCTGAACGGAACGCATCTCGGCAACAACATTGGCGCGCTTCTCAAGCGCGGCCTTCGCCAGAGCGGCAAAGTCCATTGTGATTCCTCCAAAGAGAGTTAGTTGATTCGTAGCGGCGAAGAATTAGAGAGCCGCAAGAGCGGCCACCGGATCGGTAGGCAGCTCATACACGGGAAGGAAGAGACCCGCATCAGACTGCGCGGTCGTGCTGTCCTCTCCCGCGATAGCGGCCCGAATCGCCTCAAGCGAATCCAGCCGCGCTACAGAAAGGCCCCGCTTCTCTGCAAGAGAAGTTAGAGCGCGCCCATCCACACCCGACGTTGAATCGGTGTATGCCGGGTAAGTCACAGGAGACACGTCAAAGAGCGAAACCTTGACCAAAGACCGAAGGGGAGTCTCCGTCTCGTCAATCCCCCAATCGTCCGCGATAGTGCGGAAGCCAAAGGAAGACTGCGAAACGTCACCCCGCTTCATGGCCTCAGAAAGGTCACGCGCGTACGTGGTATCCGGCATGTCCACTTCGTAGTGAAGGCCGGTGCTGTCCTCAGAGAGACGAAGCGTGTTGCTTCGGTTACGGCCAAGGATCAGGTTCGGGTCATGATTGAACAGCGCCCGAATGTCATCCTGGCCAAGGCTCTCAGTGGTAGCACCCTCAAGAACCTTCTCCCGGAAACCACCAAGGTTCTGAGACTTGGTTTCCCACTTCAGCGCATACCCGTAGAAGGTCAGCGCATTGCCAGTGGACCGAATCTCAAACTCAGTGGGGAGCGTCCTACGCTCAAGCTGCATTAGCGGTGTCTCCATTCGTGGTGTCAGCCGTAGGGTCCTGCGCATTCGGATCAGCGCCAGGAACCGCGTTCGGGTCCACCTGAGGGACCACCGGAGGGGCAGGCTTCGGCTTAGGTGCCCCAATCTCAGACAGGTTCATAGGCATGTAGAACTTCTGGCCATTACCCTTAGGCAGCGGTCCCATGTCCTCAAGCGCCCGAACCTCATCAACGTTCATGAAGCCGTTCGTGACAGCCGTCTTGTACGCCTCATACCGGTCCTTGGTCTTCGCCCGAAGACGCGCATCAAGGTTGAACTTGATGAACTGACCACCGGGAAGAAGGAACGTTGAAACGCTCTGCTCAATCCGAACGATCCAAGGCATGAGCGTCTGATCCGTGAAGAACTTGTTCTGTTCCTCAATGCCGCTACCCCAGGTAGACGTAACCGCGCTATCAACGAGGTACGCAGGGACGCGGTACAGAAGAGCAATCTCAGCCTTCTGGAAACGACGCGTCTCAAGGAACTGCGCCTGTTCCGGAGAAAGGCTGATCGGCTTGAAGGAAGCTCCACCGGTCAGCACACCAACGGTGTGACTGTTCTTGATACCGGCATGGGTCTTCTTGAACATGTCCCGGAGAAGCTTCGCCTCATCCGGACGCGGGGAACCGGGGTGCTCAATGACACCCGCCATCGTGGTTCCCTGAGCGAAGAACCGAGAGCCGAACTCTTCAGCCGTCAGGCCCAGGCCAATAGCTTCCCGCGCAACGTCCAGCGGAGACAGGCCCCGGCTCTTGCCAGGGACAGTGAACGCCGGAATATGCAGGATCACCGAACGGTCAAGCTCATCCTCAACGCCAGCCACACGGTACTTGTCCTCACCAAAGGTGCCCTCAATGACTTCAACGTCCTGAGGGTGAAGGCAGAACAGGCCCGTAACGGCCCCAATGTCGTTGCGCTGCGTGTACAGGAACGCATTCCCGTCCGACAGCATGGAGATAATGACCCGATGCCAGAAGCCGTAAGAAGTCTGGAACGGATTAGGCTGCCTCACCCATCGGGGAGACTGCGCCTGATCCATAGTCTTTCGCTCGCCCTTGATCTTCGTGAAGTGATCCACGGGGAGCATGGCGATACCGTCAGCAATCAAGCTCTGACAGGCGTAAACCGCAATCATCTGAAGGGAGCTTTCACGGCTCACCTTCCGACCGGAAAGAGTCCGGCGCACAAGGCCCGTGAACTCGTCTTCCCACGCGCCACGCGAGGATGAACTAAGTACGGACCGCTTCTCAGAGAAGCGTGTAAACAGGCTCACTACTTCTTCCCTCCGTCAAGGGTGTAGCCAACGAAGCCAAGGGCAAGGCCCGTGGCGAGATATCCGAACCCCGTAGCCACGCTGTACGCGGACAGGTTCAGGAAGGCCAGACACCCGAGCTGGAAGACCGTAGGGACAGCCTCAACAGAACGGGAGCGCGCAAGCGCCAGGATTTTCAGACCGCGCTTCACGCGCCCCCTCCTTAATCGTCGTCGTCATCCGGGAAGAAGAAAGCTTCCCGTTCGGCCTGCCGAGTGGCAGGGGTCAGCAGAGCTTCAAGCTCAGCATCCGAATAGTCTTCGTTGAAGTTGATGAACGTGACATGCACGTCTTCATCCATGTCAGGAAGAGCTGTTAGAAAGTACGCATTGGCCAGCGCGGCTATGCCGTCAATCTTCTCTCCCGACTTTCGCTTACTCGGACGGATCAAACCGTCACCCGAAACGTCAAGCTCAACGTTGTCCGCCATCCACTCAAGGACCGGATGCCCGCCATGCCGAAGCTCACGCGCGGCAAGACTCGACTCAATGGCCTTACAGGGGTCATTCAGTCGCGCCGAACTCTGCGGAACCTTGACAGCCTTCAGGCCCGTCTCTTCCAGCTCATTCACAAGCTGCGTGGCGTTCCACGGGTCATAGCCGAAGAACCGGATACGGAAGTCTTCAGCGTCCCGGCTGATGTGCCGGAAGATGGCCTTGAAGTCAGTGGTAGGGCCTTCAGTGACAGTCAGGTGACCGTCCCTTTCCCATACCTCAAACTTGCTCTTCATGTTGGAACGCTTCTCTACCGCTGGACGCGGTACCCAAAAGTGAGGAAGCACGGTGTACCCGTCAGCCTCAGGGTCCTCAGGGGAGCCAGGGAACAGGAGTACCCACGCGTTGAAGTCGCCCGTAGCCGCAAGGTCAATACCCGCATAGCAGGTACGGCCCTTCAGCTTGTCTCGGTCAACCTTCGCAGTGCCGTTCTCGTTCCAAAGCTGCATATCCAGCCAGCGCGTAGCCTGCGACACCCACTGATTCAGTCGGAACACTCGGAAGCTGTTCTGAGCCGTAGGCTTTTCCTTGGCTTCCTGAGCCTCAGCCCGAAGGTTGTTGATGTTCAGGAACGAACCAAGGGCAGGGTTAGCGAGATACCAACCCGTCCCCTTCGGGTGCTCTTCGCACGGGGGCACACCTTCGTCAGTCCAGTCCCACTCATCCGGCACGTTCCGCGCAAACACGAATCGGGCAGGGTCAAGGTTCGGGTCTTCCCGCACCCTCAGGGAGTGGTCATGCTCTTCAAGCGCGAAAGCGGCAGTACGGTACGCCGCAGTAGTAGCGGCAATCATGATCGGTTGCTTACGGGTACCGAAACCCTGTCGCATGGAGTCCCACAGGTTGCGGTCCCTCTGCGTTAGCACTTCGTCAAAGCGGGGGTAAGAACAAAACCATACTCGGGTTAGTGCCAAGGGCACCCGCCGCGTCCCCAGGAAGTACCTGATAGAAGCTGTTCGTCTTACGGTCAACGATGCGCTTCTTAGAGTCGATGATTTCAAGGCGTGCGTTCAGGATCGGGTTCAGCTCAACCATTCGCTTGGCCGTGGCGTACACCATTCCGGCCTGATCGCGGTCAACAGCGACAGAGTAGACTTCGGCGGACTCTTCAAAGTCGCCAACAAGCCCGAGAAGAGCGAAAGCGGAAAGCAATTCCGACTTCCCATTTTTTCTCGCCATCTCCAACCATGCAATACGGGCCTGACGAACGTATTCGTTGTACTGATCGTCAAACATCATGGTCCCGAAGAGAGGCTTTACAATCTCTTCCTTCTGCCACTCGTCCAAGATGAACGGGTGTCCAGCGTGACGGCCCTTAGTGTGCACGGTCAGCTTCTCAATGAAGTTCACAGCGTGCATGGCCTTAGCCTCATCGTAAAAAAAGTGTCCCGGAACCGGCTCAGCCGGTCCATAAGGGGACAAGGGGAGAGTATTGGTCATGTTCTTACATCACCCCCCTTCGTTCTCGATACGTTTACGTTCAGAAAGAGGCGTTAGAGCTTCGCAGGCAACACAAAGGACCCCCGCCCCGAAGGGTGAGGGTCCTAGGTGTGTAAACGGCTAGAAGCTCAGGTACTCAATCGCCTTGCGGATGCGCTCAGGGTCATCCTTGAAGAGGCCAAGGCCACGGTTGCAGTTAGCGCACAGAAGGCCGCGCACCTCACCGGTCTTGTGGTCGTGGTCTACCGCCAGGGCATTCCCGGAAACGCACGTCTCGCCACAGATAGCACAGACGCCCCCCTGAAGGGTGAGCATGTGGCCATACTCCGTCCGGTCAATGCCGTACAGCCGCTCAAGATGCCCGGTCTTGCCAGTCCGATAGTCAGCCGTGGCAATGTCGGACCGGCACGCCTTGCAGTAGACGTGAAGGCCGTCAAGGGCCTTCTTGTTCTTGTGGAACTCAGCCGCAGCTTTGACCGTCTGGCACCGGCCACACTTCTTTTCGGTCGGGATGATTACCGGACCTTCAGCAAGTCGCTTGTTTCGCCAGTCCCGAGCGGCCTTAGAGTCGCACGCCTTACAGCGCGACTTCAACCCATCCGGCGAACCGGTCTTCTTGTGGAAGTCGGTAAGGGCCTTCTCATGGCCACACCCGTTGCAACGCTTCACGTTCTGTCTCCTTCTCTCGCTGACAGAACTAATCCTAGAACTAACCCAATGCCGAAGTCAAACTAGGGTTGAGAACCGTTTAAACGCGGTTCCCCTTGGAAGCGTTACAGCCGAAGTGCGCTGCCTGCGCGTTGCTGAAGACATGGCCAGGAGTGCCAGGGCCGTGAGATAGCGGCACGATGTGATCAAGGCTCTTGCTCTTCGGGTTCGGGTATCTCAGCTTCGGGTCAATCGGTTCCCCGCAGAGCTGGCATACGTAGCCGTCCCGCTTGAAGACAGCCGCACGGCTGACCTTGGTGTAAGGCACGCCCCAGGTGTCACACCTGAGCTTCATTGCGTACTCACGCCGAGAGAGCCAGCCGTCCGACCGCTTACCGCGTCTCCGACGCTTACGGGGTGCCGCTCCTGCGCTCACAGAGCGCCCCGTACGTCCCGCTCGTAGCCAAGGGTGGCGTACTTGACCTCTCCCGGATGGAAGGACGCCAGAACCTCAGGGGTGACCTTCCCTTCAGCCTTCACAAGCTTGGACAGAAGCCGGTGAATGTTCTGATGGCCGGTCGGACACACCGGAACAAGGTTCTCCTTCACGTCAGGGCCACCCATGCCCTTAGGCCAGACGTGGTGAAGGTCGGTGCCGTACGGAAGGGGGTCATGCGTGTCATGGACAGCGCAAGGAGTGTCACCGGAGATGGTGCGCTTCACTCGGGTCATGGGTTTTACCTCTTTCAGGGCAGCAAAAAAGCCCGGCCCCGAAGGACCGGACTTCATAGGGTTTAAACGGGCTGCGTATCTACGCTTACCGTGGTCATCTCGTACTCAACCGTGGTCACGGCAGACTCAGGGGAAGTGACCCGCGCTATCAGGTCACCTTCAACCTTGGACGCCAGCTCACGCACGTACTGATCAAGCTCAGGGGTGCGGTCCGTCTCGACATACACCCGCTCAATCCACTCGCCCTTAATGGACGTGATGACATAGCGGCTCAAGAGTGCTCCTTAGGGTTTAAACGGGTAGTGGGGGAGCGGGCCGGATGCCCCGCCAGCATCTACGGCCACGCTCAACCCCAGGGGAAGCCCGAGAAGGGCCAGAACGGCCCTCTCAAGGGCCTCAGCTAAGAAGCTTGAGGACTTGTGCGTCTTGCCCGCTGTTCTCGTCTGTGGGGGCCACAGAGAGCTTCGTACGGTCGGACGGGGACAGCCCGAAGCGAGAGCCAAACTTCAGCATGAGGTCAGCGGCATCCCGCATGACCTGAGCGGAGGGGTTCTTGACGAGATTCCCGTCTCTACCTTCCACAAGCGGCCCATGCTCACGCATGGCTGCCCTGGCTTGGTTGAACGTGTCCCAGGCTTCGCAGTAGGCGACAAGGTAAGCGCGGTCAACCTTGGTCACAAGGCCCATACGCTCAAGCTCAGGGACCACACGGCCCCACTCAGCCAGCGCCTCGCCCTGAAGGTCACCCGGAGGGGTAGGCGCACCCTTGGTCGGTTCAGGCTCAGCCTCATTGAGAGGCCGCTTGCCAGGATTACCCCTGAGCTTCGCAAGCTCGGTGGGAGTCTTCGCGGGACCGGGCACTGTCACTACCTCGCTTCGTTCGGTTCCCTTCTTCGGGAGTCTGATACGCCCTACGCTGACGCGCAGTGCGCTTGCTGTTGTCTGCCCTGGCCGTTCAAAGGGCCATACGGCTTTCCCTCTCCATAGGAATCCATGAAGACTCGCCCGCGATCCTGAAGGATCATGGAAGGCTGTTTGTTAATCCAGGGGACTTCCCACCACTTCCGAGCAACCTGCGCGCGTTCCAAAACCAGGAAGGGACGTGGGTGCGGGGGAAGGAGCCAAAAAGTTTCAGATCCCCCCTTCCCCTTTGAAACGGGGAGATGTGATCCAGTTTTGTCAAGTCAAGGCTTGGTCTGGTGTCATCTCTTCGTGTCAGGGGTGGGTGGACCGTCACGCAAGCTAATGCGTGGTCTGTCTCACCCAAGTCTTAGGGGATTCCCTGTTAGGGAATGCAGTGCAGGGCAGGGGGTATAGGTCGGTATGCATTATCGCTTACGCATACCATTGCCTTTACTGCTATTGCATGAACGACAAAGGACACGGATGTTGTCCGGTCTATTGCTACCACCTAGTGACAGGGGTTGTATGTGGTCACCTGTCAGGTCATCGGTACGTCCACACCTAGAGCACCACGGCTGAAGCCTGATGGCTTCTGCTCTGGCTTTAGTCCAGGCATGATCGTACTTACCCTTGACTCTGGTGTTCTTACTCTTCCACTGTCTAGGCTTGGTGGTACGGCATGGGCATTGTGTGCCCATGGGTCTTAGCTTCTTACAGCCAGGGCACATGCTGTAGGGCATGGGGTGTACCTCCCGTAGTAGGGGGTACCCCCTTAGTTCTTGAGTACCTTCTATTAAGGGATGGCGAAGCCATCCCCTTTAGCAAGGCCCTTGGCCTTGTACTAGTAGTAGAGCTGTTAATGCCTAGGCTCTTATCGCCTAGGCTCTTAGCTGTAGTTGAGGGGCGCTGCCGCGCCCTCTGTAGTTGCAACTACTTAGCAGCTTGGCCCCCCTTCGTTCGCTCGCTCCGCTCACTCACTCAGGCACCCCCAACAGCTCAACTCTAAGAGAGGTGTTAGACCAACAGCTATGGCGCTGTGGTCTTCATCACACAGCCCCTGACCTGCAATGATGCTGTCATTTGAAACCGTCACCCATGTTGTGTTCTCATACGGAGCATGACCTTTAACAAGAACGCTGAGCTTCAGATGGCACGCCATCGGTGTCTTGAGGTTGCCTGTCCCTTCCGGTTCTGCACTGCCCAGGTAGGCGAACCGTGCGTGGGGGTACAGCGCAGGGACGGTACCCGCAGGGTCCGTCAGTCGGTCCATGTGGATCGGGTACATCTGGCCAAGGCCATGCTTGACACCGGCACTCACTGAACCTAAGATTGAGAACGTCAGCAAGGAACGGCGCACGAAGCGCCGGGAGCTGATATCTACCACTTCACAATGCCACCCTTGAGGGGTGGAAATAGAAGTGTCTCCATGCTACTATTGAGAACGAACCACGGAGGTTCTGAATGTTCCTGACCCCTCGCACCGTTGCTACCACTAACCGCTACGTGGCCAACGGCCCTGAGGACCGGCACCCGTCGTTCAAGCCGGGAACGGGACTGGACATGGGAACGGGAATCCTGCGGTACTCCACTGCCACCCCGGAGAAGGTTCAGCCGGTCGGTAAGGCTGCGGTCCAGAAGGCCCGTGCAATCGCCAAGGTTGCCAAGGCTTCTAAGAAGCGCTGAAACTGCTATTGGGATGGGGGCCGAAAGGCCCCCTCTCAAAGGCCCCTCTTTCACTCTCCCTGAAAAGGAATAACGCTGTGACTCTCGCCAAGGCTCTTGAGGCTATCGCTCGATTCAAGGGACTCCCGTACTACGACACTGCGGTTGCTCAGCTCTACGTGATCAGCGGTAAGAGCAAGCGTGAGCTTCGGAAGGCTGTTACTCGGATGAGCCACGCCTTTGAGGCGTACGAAATCACGATGAACTACGGCAGGACCGACGACACCCCGGCTTGGAAGAGTGCGTAATGGCTGAGATAGCGCTTCTGATTCTCCTTCTCATCGGCTTGGTCATCTTCGTGGCCATGGCTCTTGAAGACTTGTTCCATGAGTGGTCTGAGAAGACCCAGGGAAAGGGTAAGCACCGTGATTCCTGAGAACGCCAAGGTTCCGCCCCCGTTCAACGGCAAGGCCGTTCTGATCAGTGATCTTCCCCAGGAAGAGCGTGAGCGGGTCTTGGATGACCTGTTCAAGGGAGCTATCCCCGATCAGGTACCCGGTCAGCTCTCCATGATGGCCATGGATTACGAAGGTGAGTGGTCTTACAACTGTGAGTGAAGTCCGCTTCTCTCTTGAGTCGGATGCAATGGCCAGGGTGTGTGCAAACGCCCTGGCGTTCATCCCCGCCCGTGCCCAGGTAGCTACGACGCGTGTTGAAGTGTGGCCCGATGGGTTCAGGGTCACCGGTACCGATGGCTTCGCCATTGGCCAGGACACGGCCCCCATGGACGACTACGACGGCCCCCCTGACGGTGTGACGTTCCATGTCACCCGAGAGGCCCTAGCTGACCTTGACTCCGCTGGACGCAAGGACAAGAAGGGGTACGGCAGGCTTGTCTACAAGCCGGGTGATGGCCTGATCTTCCGACCGGCCAACAACGACGTAGCGACCGCTGTACAGGACGTGACGGACCAAGCTCACCCCGAGCTGTGGGGTGCCATTGATGGACTGATGGAGAAGCTTGAGAACCGTGAGCCGGTGCTTCCCGAAGTGCTGTGCTTTGATCCTGCGCTTCTGATGCGGTTCAGCAAGGTCAAGGCTGCCAAGAAGACGACCAAGGCCGGAAATAACCTTGAGCGTGCCATGGACCTCTACATTTTCAACAACGAAGAGCCGATTCTAGTCAAGATCGGTGCCACGTTCCGTGGAGCCATCATGCCTATCAAGCGTGAGGTTCACAGAGAGAATGTGGAAGAAGGGGATGGTGGTCTGTGGTGAAGCTCCCTCTGTGGGTGCGCCGAACGTTGGTGATCGTGTCTCCCTCCGCCGTTTACACGGGCACTGAAGACCCGGTGGTTCTGAGAAGGGCCATGAAGCGCATGAAGCGTCGTGAAGAGAAGGCTTGGCTGAAAGCCATGAAGTAGGAAACAAGAAAGGCCCCTAGCTCACTGAGCCGGGGGCCTTCTTGCGTTGCGGGTGTTTACACGTCCTCAATGGGCACCACTGAATGCCCCTGGCGAACGTTGGTGCGCGTCACCGTGCGCGGCTTCTCGCTGCCCTTCTCCATGACAGCCAGGATCGGCTTAGCATCCTTCGGGCACAGGTCCACCACGACCGTACGGCCATCCGTCCCCAGGGTGAACGCCTGAATGTCTTCCTGAGAGCTGCACACGTCACACGACGCGGTTTCAGTCACTTCTCTAGCCATCACTGAGCCTTCCTGAGGGGAACAACGGTGTCAGTGTCCTGCCCTAGGGTCAGGAACCTCTTGCCACGGATCATGTGAGCGTACCGCTCCTTCTCGATATCGAGACCAAGGTAAGCCTCAGTGGTCTGAACGAACTTGTGGTTCAGGGCCGCTTGCGTGATGCGCAGCGCGCCATCATGGCCCATGTCCACGGCATCATCAAACAGGATGCGCGCAAAGCTGCGCCTCACGGTGTGCCAGCCGTCACCCGGCTCAAGCTCAATGCCAGCCTTCTCGGCCCACGTCTGAATGATCTTCCGCTGATGCGTGATCGGCTTCACAGGGTTGTAGTTCCGCTCAAGCGGACTTCTACGGCCATCCTTCTTCACGAACCGGTGAACGTGGTACGTCGGGAACAGATACCAACCCTTCTCCATGCCTCTCATGGTGTCCGTGTAAACGGTCAGCCATCCCCGCAGCTCATCAGCCAAGTCAGACGACAGGGGAAGCGTGATTTCCTCCTTCGTCTTGATGGCGGTCACGTACAGCTCATTCTTCTGAAAGCTCACGTCCCTGACCTTCATGGCCAGGGCCTCAGAGATGCGACACCCCGTGTTGGCCACGAACGCAATCAGCGCACGGTCACGCGGGTCTTCAGCCGCGTCAAGGAGACGGATCAGCTCAGCCCGAGTCATCCGGTAGCGGTTGCGGTTCGCGTGCGTAGTCTTGTGGGTGATCCCTCCCATGAGCATGTCTGCGCTCATGGTGTTCCACTCCCGACGATGACAGAAGGCCAAGAATTGCTTCAGTTCACCACGGTACTTCCCCAGGGTGGTGCGACCGGCAGTGTCGGACAGCCCGCCGTCCCCGTAGAAGAAGTCTTCGATGTGTCGGGGCCTCAGGGAGCCAACCTGAAGGTTGCCCGTGTGGTTGGCGAACCTGCGCAACAGGGAGACGTACCCGTACCTGACGCCCTGGCTCTCGGACTTGGCGAACCGGTGCCTGACGAACTCGGCAGCGGCCACACTCACATTGGGAGTGGTCTTGCGCGGCATGTTGGAACCTCCTACTTGGATGCTGTGATTGGTCACGCAACGTCGCAGGTCAGGTGCCGTCCGTGAACGAGGACGATACTAGCATTGAACCTATGATTGACTTCAACCAAGATTCGCGCTCTGACCTGCGGCTTTGCAGGGACATTGAGGGAAAGTTCCCACGTCCAGACACCCCCTGTCAAGCCAGCGAGTGACCGGCGCGTCACGACCCGTAACTTTGGTTTGGCCCTGTCGTTGGGTAGGTGTGATTACGTCTCATGTATCGGGTTCCTATTGACACAATCACTCAGAGTGACCATAGTGATGACTGTCAGCGAGAGAACCACTCAGCGAAGAGGTAAAAAAGATGCCTGCCCCGCGCATACTCCCCACGTCCGATGTGCTGCGCTCCCTGCGTAGCCAGGGATGGAGCTACGAAGACATTGCCCGTGAGTACGGGGTCAGTAAGGGGGCCGTGTACTTACAGCTTCGGGACGCCAAGATGACCAAGGTTCGCCCGAGCTACAAGCACTTGATCCCGTGGACCGTCCGCAAGGATCACGCGCACGCTCACCCCCCGATGATGCTCCGTCTCCTGGGACGCCGTGAGGCCGGACTAGATATCCCGCCCGTCAAGGAGCGCATGTTGGACAAGTGGCTGAAGGAGGTCAAGGAAGCTGGCGTGGTTGTCTGCTACAACCCCGACATGCCCCCCAACCCTGCCTCTCCCACCACCGGAGGCTTCTACTACAGCAAGCGCCGTAAGGCCGATGGAGACAGTCTCGTCCGCGTGGACGATGACGCCACCGTGAGCGTGTAAACGCCTCAAGCTCTGGCCCCCTTCGGGGGGCCTTTGCTTTGCCCCGAACCTATGGTTGGACACCGGCCCCCTGGCCGTGTATTATTCTCAATGTCAGCAACGGCAACGGAGCGAAGAACCCGCCAGAGTGCGGGGGAGTGACCTTCCGGGACTGACACCAACAAACTTCCGGCCCTACCTAGGGAATCTTCATGCTGCCTTGCAAGACCAACCCTGAGCTTTGGTTCTCCGATGACGTTCAGGACCGCAGTGAAGCTATCGCTGAATGCTTCATGTGCCCGAAGCGCCAGGAGTGCGCCGAGCTTGGCCAGGACGAAGAGCACGGGATTTGGGGAGGCAACACGCCCGAAGCGCGTGCAGCTCTGAAGCGAGAGCGAGTCATTCAGGCTGAAAAACTTCTTGTTCAGAAGCTCCGGACGTTGAAGTCTTCCGGTCTGACCATCAGCGCCATTGCCCGTGAGCTGGACATGCCGCGCATGACCGTGGCTGACCGGCTGCGTAAGCTCGCTGCCTGAAGGTAGCCGAGTTGAACGGTTAACGAACGACCGTGTATCGTCCATCCGTACCCCAACAGTCACGAACGGCATAGCAGGGGTGCTTTACGAGAAGGCTCCCCTGCGTTGTCCGCTAACACTCTTCAGCCCACCCCTGGTGACTTCAGTCACGGAGCACCGGGCCTCTCGCTGAACTTCGTAGACTGCGACGTTCTAGCTGACTACCCTGGCGTTTACACGGTAGTGCGAATGCGCTACTTCAATGGCAACAGGTACGAGATTGCCGTATGCCGGGACTGCGTGGATCAGGATGACCTGAACGCCTCCCTGAGCCTCATCCCTCAGCCGATCCGGCTTGTCGGGTACGAGGTAGACACCGAAACGCTGTGCTGTGGTCCTGAGATCACGTACATGTATTGGGAGACGAACGCTGAGGCCACGATGAAGGCCCTCAGCTTCACCCCCTGACGTACACGGGCAAGCCAACCGGCTTGCCTCCGTCACCACCTGATGCTACTATTGGGAACACAAGGACGAAGGGAAGAGGATGACGGTAGCCGCTCTGGCTCACCGTTCGGTTTCTCAGTACCAAACGTTCGTACGCTGTGGCGAAAGCTATCGACTGACGAAGATAGCCAAGGCCCCTCAGAACCAAGCTGCATGGTTCATTCAGGGAACGGCCTTCCATGAGGCCATTGAGAAGTTCGAGAAGTCGAACCGCTCTGCTGACCCTGACACTCTTGTTGAGTGGTTTGAGGAAGCGTGGGAACGAGAGTACGCCAAGGCTCTTGAAGCTGAGCCTGATATCAGCCGATGGCTGACCGGTGGAATCACCAAGCCTGAAAACGACGTTGTGAAGCGTAGGGAAAAGGGCCGTGACCAAACCGAAGCGTACTTCTGGTATGCGCAGGAAGCCGAATGGAAGATTTGGGAACCTGTAGAAGGTGTGAAGGCGATTGAGCTTCCCTTTGAGCTGATGCTTGGAGACGTGAAGGTCATCGGCTACATAGACCAAGTGGTTGAGTACCCGGATGGACACCTTCGGGTACGTGACCTCAAGACCGGTACGAAACTGCCGGACACGGCCTTTCAGCTAGCCATCTATGACCACGCCCTTGACGCTCAGTTTGGCGTCAAGCCCGGTTTCGGTGACTACTACATGGCCAAGAACAACAAGGAAACTGACCCGTGGAATCTTCAGGATTACACGCTTGAGAAGGTCACCCGATGGATGACCAACTTTGACAGGGCTGTCCAGCTCGGTCACTTCCTGCCCAACCCCGGTGACGCGTGCCGTACGTGCACCGTACGTCGCTTCTGCGACTTCAACGGCATAGATGCCTCTCAGTACCCCGTGAATGGAGAACACCCGAATGACTGACCTCACCAACGGCAAGAAGCTGACCGTGACCATCAAGAGCCACGGTGGCCATGACGCTACCTGGGTGGTCTTCACTGCCGATTCCCTGGCTGAGATGACTGACCTTGTGGACGGCTTCGCTCAGTCCGGTCTGTCCGCTCTCCTGGGTGGCGCTGTGACCGCTCTGCGCGCCGAAGAGGCCCTTGGTTCCATCCTGGGTGCCCGTCCGGTGGAGCACCCCGGCAACTACGACCGTCAGCCCCCGCAGGGTGGCTATCAGCAGGCTCCTGCGGCCCCGCAGGGTGGCGGTAACGCTACGCCGTACGGCAACGCTCCTTCCTGCCCTCACGGTACGAAGAAGTTCCTTGAGAAGCCGTACAAGAACAAGCCGGGCAACTGGAAGGCGTGGGCCTGCCCCGCTCCGCAGGGTGACCCGTCCGCGTGCTCTCTGGAGTTCATCCGCTAACGCACTTGCCCTTTAACCACGGGGCAAGCTACTATTAGGAACGAAGGAAGGGCCAGGGGGGCGACTGGCAAGCATCCGGGGGATGCTGCACAACGCCCACTCACTCAAGGGGTTTAAACGCATGAGCATTCCTACCTTCTCTGACGCCATCAAGAACCGTGACGCTGGCATGGCTGCCGCTGACAAGAACGCTGATGAGGCGTGGAAGCTGACCGCTCTCGGCATGGTGGTTGCCGTGTCTGACCGGCTGGACGACTTCACCACGGATGACCTGTGGGACGCGGGCCTTGCCAAGCCGCGTGAGCCGCGCGCTCTCGGCCCGGTCATGACCCGTGCCGCCAAGCTCGGACTGATCCGTAAGACGGGTGAATACCGCAAGAGCCGCTACCGCAACGCTGCGCCGCTCCCCGTTTGGACTGTCTGAAACTAGTATTGAGAGGCTGACCGTTGTATACGATTGTTCGCGCCAAGGGTGACGCTGGCAAGACCGGTGAACCCCTGCCCACTCTCTTCAAGACGTTCGCTGCCAACACTGTTCACTTCCGCCGTGGACAATTCACTCTGATCAGTGCCGCCCCTGGCGTGGGCAAGTCGGCTCTCTCTATGGCCCTGGCGCTTCATGCTCGGGTGCCTACCTTCTACTTCAGTGCTGACACCGACCCTCAGACCATGTTCATTCGCTGTGCTGCGAATGTGTCCGGGTGGTCTACGTCGGACATTGAACACGCCATGGAGAACGGCAAGACTTCCGCCATTGAGGCGCAGCTTGACGGTTTCGATCACCTTCGGTGGGACTTCACCGCGTCTGTGTCGATTGATGACCTTGAAGCTGAGCTGAAGGCTTTCGCCATCACGTATGGCGCGTGGCCTGAGCTGATCGTGGTGGACAACATCAGCAACGTGGTTCCTGAGGCCGGTGAAGGGGCCTCTTCCTATCAGGCTCTTGAAACGGTGACTGAGTACCTTCATGAGCTGGCCCGTGAAACGGGCGCTTGTGTGGTCGGACTGCACCACGTCAAGGGTGAGAGCAACGACGGTAACCAACCCGTTCCGCTGTCTCAGATCAAGGGTCAGATTGGCCGTGTACCGGAGATGATCCTTACCCTTCACCGCATCGGTGAGGATGGCTCTCGTCAGATGGGTGTCAGTGTGGTCAAGAACCGCACGGGACGCGCTGACGCTTCCGGACAGATGATCCTTTACTTGGATGCGGACATGTCCCGAATGAGGCTCACCGGTTGATAGAAATGCACGTTGAAGGCACTCCCGCCCCTCAGGGCAGCAAACGCCATGTGGGCGGGGGTGTCATGGTGGAGAGTTCCAAGAAGGTCAAGCCGTGGCGTAAGGCCGTGGCTGACGAGACGAAGAACCACACCTTTCCCGACTGGCCGTTTGTGCGGGTAGTCGTTTGGTTCAAGCTGAAGCGGCCTCAGAGCCACTACAGGACCGGCAAGTATGCCCACCTGTTGAAGCCTTCAGCTCCCTACTATCCGGGGAAGTACCCGGACGTTGACAAGCTAGTCAGGAGCACGCTGGACGCGCTCCGCATGGGTGGGGCCTACAAGGATGACGCTCAAGTGGTGATCCTGCACGCGTACAAGGTTTACACGCTCCCTGGCGAACAGCCCGGAGCTTCCATCCGCGTGAGTGAGGCTCTTCCGTAGTCACGACGTAGCACAAAGTTACGGGGGTGGTGGCTTGAATCTGCCACCCCCTTAACCTAAGATTGAGAACAGAAGGAGGGTAGATGGAAAAGCCCCCGATCAACGAAGTTCTTGAAGCCTACGGTGCGGAAGACATACCCACGGGGTACAGGTTCCGCAAGATCAGATGCCCGTTCCATGACGATAGAAGCCCCTCGGCTTCTGTCAATGTAGATGAGAACCGGTTCCGGTGCTTTAGCTGCGATATCAGCGGCGATTCATACGACGTAATCAGTTGGAAAGAGGGATGCCGTGACTTCCGTTGTGCCCGTGAATGCGCGGAGAAGCTTCTTGGAAGAAGCTACGGCACGGTACAGCGCGGCCCTGAAGGGGCACGAAAGCGCCGTGGAGTATTTGAAGAGTCGGGGCCTGTCCGGGGCCAACGCTCTCTCCTTCAGGCTCGGAGTGGTAGAAAACCCCTTGCCGGGGCATGAGGTAGCTACCGGGATGCTGAGCATTCCCTACCTCACCCGTACCGGAGTGACCGCTATCAGGTTCCGCCGCCTGGGCAGTGAGGACAGCGGGCCTAAGTACCGCAGTGAGCCGGGTGAGCCTCCCCGCATCTTCAACGCCAATGCGTTGCTTCAGCCTTCACCGTTCATAGCTATTTGTGAAGGTGAGTTTGACGCCATGGCCGCTCATGAGGCCGGTATTCCGGCTGTGGGTATCGCGGGTGTGAGTGCATGGAAGGACTACTTCGCCCGTTGCTTCAAGGGATACAGCGCCGTTTACATCCTCACGGATGCTGACGACAAGGGCCAGGGCCTTGAGTTTGGCGAGAAGGTAGCCGCTCAGATCAAGAACGCCCGTATCTCTCCCATGCCTGAAGGGCATGACGTAAACAGCTTTGTTCTTGAGAATGGGCATCAGGCCCTTCTTGACCGATTGGAGATTAAGACCGTATGACTTCCGAAGAGCTGGCTGACGACGTTCAGAACATCATCACCGACTGTCGCTCTCGCATCCTGGGTGTGGGCAAGGATCAGTACGACCACGGCACTGAGCAGAAGTTTGAGCGCATGAGCGTAGATGAGCTGATCACCTGGGCGCGTGAAGAGGCTCAAGACTTGGTGGTCTACGGGGCTATGCTGGACATTCGCCTTCAGCGCCTTCAGCGCACTCTTGGTGACCACCTGTAAACAGGCCGTGAGCTTGTAACCGTCAACCCGCCAAGCTATTATTGAGCACAGAGGGAAGGCACGGGGGGCCGTGTAAACGTCCGGCCCCCCTTCCCGATCAAAGACTTAAGGAGAACACCTTGAAGCGAATCGTTGTGCTCTCGGACATGCAGATTCCGTACCACGACAAGCGGGCCGTCAAGAACGTCCTTCAGTTCATCAAGGAGTACAAGCCCGATGAGGTTGCATCGGTAGGGGATGAGGTTGACTTCCCTCAGATCAGCCGTTGGACGCGGGGCACTGCGGGAGAGTACAAGGGTGACCTTCAGGCGCATGTGGACGCCGGTAGGCGCGTCCTCAGCTCCCTGCGAGAGGTTCACGACGGACCGATTCACGTAAGCCGGTCTAACCACATGGACCGACCCCTTACCTACGTCAGAACGCGTGCCCCTGGCCTCATGGGACTGACCGCTCTCACCATCCCTGCGCTACTCGACTTTGAGAAGTACGGGATTCAGTACCACGAAGAGCCGTACGAGATTGCCCCCGGTTGGCTTCTCGCCCACGGGGATGAGGGAGCTTCTAGCCGGATGCCCGGTGGAACGGCTCTCGCCCTGGCCCGTAAGTGGGGATACAGCGTGGTCTGTGGCCACACTCACAAGCTCGGCATCCAGCACGAACACATGACCGTGAACAGCAAGGTCACTCGGGAGCGTTGGGGTTTTGAGGTTGGAAATCTCATGAACTTCAAGAGCGCCGGTTACCTCAAGGCTGGCTCCGGTAACTGGAATCAGGGATTCGGAATCCTGTACGTGGACAAGAACCGCGTAACCCCTTCGCCCATCATCATCAAGCCGAACGGTTCCTTCGTCGTAGAAGGCCGTACTTACCCGGTCTAATACGACCCCCCAAACTACTATTAGGAGGAACCACCATGGCTCTTGACTGGAACCGTTTCAACACCCTTGCCGCTTCCGTCGCCCGTCGTATCGCGGACGAGTACCCCGGCATTGACGCTGATGACATTCAGCAGGAGATTCTTCTGAAGGCCCTTGAGAACAAGGACACCCTTGAGAAGGCTGATTACCCTGAGGGGCAGATCAGGAAGAACTTCCGACAGTGGGGTATCGGCTACGCCGGTAGGGAGCGTTACGCCTTTATCTACCACTCGGCTGAGTACATCTACACGAACGCTGAAGTTCGTCAGCTCTTTGAGAAGGCTTTCTTCCGGCCTGAGCTGTGGGAAGCCGTTCCGTCCAAGGATGACGGAATCTCGGTTACTGCCGGTGGCGTGGTTGTGGCCCTATGGGACCTGAACAACGCTTACGACGCTCTCAGCGCCGATGACGCCACGGTCATTGCCAAGCGGTATGAGCAGGAGTCCACGCTTTCCAGCGCTGAGGCCATGCGCCTTTCCCGCGCTATCGACAAGGTGACCCGCGCGCTCAACAACGGGGTTATCAAGAAGCAGAACGAAGCCAAGGCTTACGACGGTCCGGGCATTAAGCGGCCTGCCGCGTAGCACGCAAGAGCACGGGGGCCGTTTCGGCGGCCCCCTTCTCTGTCCCAAAAGCAAGAACCTAAGGAGCATTCCTCTTGAACATCACCCACGCCCCTAAGTTTGGCCCCACCGGCGAGACGGTTTATGAGCGCACGTATCAGCGTGTGAAGCCGAATGGTGACCGTGAGACGTGGCTTGACACGGTTACCCGTGTCGTTGACGGAAACCTTGCCTTGGTTCCCGAGAAGAACCGTGAGGCCGGTGAGCGAGACAAGCTCATTGCCCTCATGTACGACTTCAAGATTCTCCCTGCCGGTCGGCACCTGTGGGCCTCTGGCGTTCCGGGCCGTCAGTACCTCTTCAACTGCCACGTTTCCGGATGGGGCAAGAAGCTCTCTGACCACTTTGAGTTCACGTTCATGAGGCTCATGGAGGGTGGGGGAGTCGGGGCCAACTACAGCTCTCGCTTCCTGGCCCCCTACGGTGCCCCTGCGAACCCGCTGAAGGTCCACATGGTGTGTGACCCCACCCACCCGGACTACGCGGCTATGAAGGCCGCTGGTGTCCTCTCTGAGGACTACTCGCATGAGTGGGGTGGCGCGTACGCCGTGGAAGACTCGCGTGAGGGTTGGGCCGCTGCCTTGGTGGACCTGATTGACACGTTCTACCGCGAAGACGTGAAGCACATGGATCGTGTGTACGACGTTTCCCGCGTCCGTGGAGCTGGACAGCCGTTGCGCACCTTCGGCGGTACCGCGTCCGGGCCTAGGCCGTTCGCCAGGATGATGCTGGACATTGCCGGAATCCTGTACGGGGCCTGTAACCCCCTGCGGCACTTTGAGGGCAATGACTACGTGCGTCCTCTTGAGGCCATGGAGATTGACCACGCCATTGCTGAATGTGTCGTGAGTGGCGGTAACCGCCGTTCGGCGCGAATGGCTATGGTTGAGTGGGATGACCCGTTCATCATGGACTTCATCAACTGCAAGGCCGATGGCGGTAAGCACTGGACCACGAATATCAGTGTGGCCGTGGATGACGGTTTCATTGCCGCTCTCAACGCCTTCAAGGGTTTTGACAACCACTCCACGTATTCGCGTGAGGCGCACGCCTACCGGGTGCATGAGGCCGCTACTCGGGGAATGCTTGAGAATGGTGAGCCTGGGTACTGGAACCGTTCCCTCTCCAACGTTGGTGAGCCGAACGAGGTAATTGCCACGAACCCTTGTGGTGAGATTGCTCTTGAAGCCTGGGAGAACTGCAACCTTGGCCATGTGAACCTTGACGCTTTCTCGCCCACGGAGAAGGCCAAGCACAACGTGGACTTCAACGGCCTGTATGAGGCGCACCGACTGATGACCCGCTTCCTGATCCGGGCCACCTACGGTGACGTGAACGACCCGAAGCAGGCTGAGAAGCTGGCGCGTAACCGCCGTATCGGTGTGGGTCACTTCGGTGTTCAGGGATTCCTTGCGAAGCAGGGAATGAGGTATTCGGCTGCACCCAAGTTCAACGACTTCAAGCGGACGCTTGAGACTCTTCGGAACGTCGTTGACAGTGCCGCCTACCAGTACGCTCATGAGCTGCGTATCCCCGTGCCGGTGAAGACCACGACGGTTGCCCCCACGGGCACCATTGCGAAGATGCCGGGAGCTACTGAGGGAATCCACCCGATCTACGCTCGCCACTTCATCCGGCGCGTTCGCTTCTCCCTGGTGGACGACGTACAGGCGCAGCGTGTAAACGAGTTCTTCGCTCAGGGGTACACCGTTGAAACGGACGTGTACGACAAGAGCGGGAACACTGTGGTGGTGGAGTTCCCCACGAAGGAAAAGCTTGTTGAAGAGGTAGAAGCCATGGGTTACCCGGCTTCCATCGTTGAGAGCGCTGATGAAATCAGCTTCTCTGACATGCTGGCCTTTCAGGCCATGTATCAGAAGCACTACACGAACAACGCCGTGAGCTTCACGGTGAACGTGCTCCCTGGCGCTGTGAGCCTGGAAGAGGCCATGAGCGTGCTTCAGCGGTTCCTTCCCGAGCTGAAGGGAACCACCGTGTTCCCTGACCTCTCGCGGGAACAGTCCCCGTACGAGCGGATGACCGAAGAGGCGTACGAACAGGCTGTGAACAAGTCTGTGGATGCGTCCTACGACGAAGCGTGCGCGTCTGGCGCTTGCCCCGTGAAGTAGCTCCCACCTGGGCGCTTGCGCCCGTCATGCTGTGTGTGGGAAACTCATATTGAGCACGACGGGGAGGCCGGTGAAGATCGGACCCGGCCCCCCGTCGCTCCAACCCCTGAACCTCTTGAAGGAGACTGGCCTTGAAGGTCACGCTTGTTGCGTCCACCCGTATCAGCGAAGCGCGGTACGACGAAGAGGGACCGGCCTTCCCGGTCCGTACGATCCCTGAGTTTGACGTTCTGGCTGACAGCCCGGACAAGCCGGTAACGGACGCTGACACCCTGGCTGAGTTCGGGGGCCGTGCCTGTTACAAGAGCTGGCGCAAGCCGAACCCTGCGACTGCCGCGAACAGTGACTACCTGAAGCACATCATTCGCCAGGGCCACTACAGCGTTCTTGAGCACGCGTCCGCGTCCTTCTACGTCCAGCACGTTTCCCGCGCTCTGTTGCTTGAGCTTGAGCGTCACCGGTTCCTGTCCTTCTCGGTGGAGTCTCAGCGCTACGTGGACACTGCCAAGGCTCACACCCTGCCGGTGGTTCCCCCGGCCATCGCTGAGGACATTGGCCTTACTCAGGACTTCATCAGTGAGTACCGCCGTGACCTTCAGACGTATCAGAGCTACGTGAGGATTCTTGAGGACAAGGGTCTTTCTCGGAAGGAAGCGCGCGAAGCCGCGCGGGGCAAGCTCCCGAATGCCACCCCGGTTGACTTCCTGGTGACCGGCAACATGCGTGCGTGGCGTGACGTTCTCGGTAAGCGCTGGCATGAGGCCGCTGACAGGGAGATTCGGGCCTTTGCTGGCCTGATCCTGGGGGAGCTGCGGAACGTCGCTCCTGGGGCCTTCTCTGACGTTCCGGAGAAGCCTTATGCCTACTGAGCCGAACCCCTTTGAAGCGTTCACGGACGCTGAGCTAGAAGTTCTTCACGACATGCACGAAGAGTGGCTAGACAAGGACCGGCACGGGGAGCTGAACGGGGGATGGGGGTACGACACGGAGAAGAATGACGCTCTCTCCGCGCTGTACACCAAGCTTCTCACCGTGACCAAGAAACGACGTATCACCTACTGAAGGGTTCAACCGTGTTCGCTCAAGTCGCGCGAATCGCCTTCGTTCTCACCCTGGCTCTTGGTGCTGTCCTTCTCCTTACGGGATGCGACAACAGGCCATGTGAACAGGGTCACTACAACTACATTCCGATGGTGCACCACGTAGGCAAGAGCGTTTACACGTCCATTACTCCGGTGTGGGTGTGCGACGTGTACGGGCCTGAGCCGAAGAAGTCGAATGGCTAGGGGGATTGAGGTACAGGGGGCCGTGTCTGCGGCCCCCTGGGTGGCCCCCATTGACTCGCCTTACCGCTGTCCGCATGACGGTAAGAAGATGGTCATGGAGCTTGCCACGAACGCGCTAGGTGAAGAGCGCCACATTCATGAGTGTTGGGATTGCGGTCACCGGAGGTACTGAGTGAAAATCCTAGTGACCGGTTCACGGGACTGGACCGATAGCGCGAAGATTGCCACGGAGATTTTCCGTTGCCTGTACGAGATGAAGACCCCTCACAGTGAGTCGCTTCTGATTCACGGGGACTGTCCTACGGGCGCTGACAAGCTGGCTGACGACTACGCGCGCACCACGGGAATGCACATCTGGCGCTTCCCTGCGGATTGGGACACGCACGGCAAGCGTGCTGGCTTCCTGCGTAACGCTGAGATGGTGGACCTTGAGCCTGACGTGGTTCTCGCGTTCATCAAGAACGGTTCTAAGGGTGCGTCCATGACTGCGGCCCTGGCTGAGAAGAAGAAGCTTGAGACTCGGAGGTTCACTGCATGATCCCCAACGGCACTCCCTTTGACCCTGAGGCGTTCCTTCAGAACGTTCAGGCCGCTTCCATGCTGCATGACCTGTATGAGGCGTTCACGAACGCTGGCTTCTCCAACGAACAGGCGTTTGACCTTCTCCTGACGATCCTTGAAAGCGGGAACCGTGGCTGAGCGTGAAGAGCATTGGGGCGTAGTGTTCGGCGAGGGTAAGGCCAAGGCCACTCAAGACCGTGAGGGCCGTCCTACGGTCCTTCTGTCCGGCACCTACCGTGTAGGTGGTGGCTCTCAGACCAACACGCTTCACCTGAACTATGCCGCCGCTCAAGAGCTTTACCGTCAGCTCGGGGAGATTCTGTGAGTGACCGGCCTTCCTGGGACAGCTACTTTCTGACCCTGGCTGAAACGGTGGCGCTGCGCGCTGACTGTGTTCGGTCCAAGGTTGGTGCTGTCTTGGTGAATCACCGTAATGAGGTACGCGGCACGGGGTACAACGGTGCCCCTGCCGGTATCCCTGGGTGTGCTACTGCGGGAGCTTGCCCGAGAGGGCAGCTCACTACCGCTGAATGCGCCAGGAACAGCGACTACAGCAATTGCATTGCTGACCACGCTGAGAGAAACGCTCTACGGTATGCCCCGGCTGATGAACTGCCCGGAGCGACCGTTTATACCACCCGTGTTCCCTGCCCGAGCTGTGCCACCCTTCTAGCTGCCGCGCGCATCAGGCGCGTGGTCTGGCCCCTGGGGGAGTGGTACCCTGAAGATGGTCCCTTCCCCTTCTCTCGCTGACATGATTGAAGGTTGGGGCCAGCGGCCCCCTAGGACGTGCCCCGTGAAAGCGTGGTTCCTGGGGGGCCGTTCTTCGTTTGGGAGCGCCTGACCCCCATAAAAAAATGGGGACCTTCTCCACCGTGACATACTCAATCACAGGTTCCGCAAGCGCGCAAGGGTTTAAACGGTGTGAGTTAGGCCACACGTTGAAACTGTGTTTCGGCTTGACTCCCAACCACAGCATCGGTAATGTTCTTCTTGTCAGCGAGACGGACCGCCAAAAGGGTGGAACGCAGCAAGGGGAAAGGAACCCACCATGACCGAGAACATCACCCGCGAAGAGTGGCTGCACAAGGCGATTGAGGCTTTTCGTCCGAAGTTTGAGGCCATCGGGTTCCCCATCCCCGAGAAGATTCACGTCAGCGTGGGTTTCGGCTACGGCGCGAAGCGCGAGAGCGGCACCATCCTTGGCCAGTGCTGGGCGCGTCGTGCCTCTGACGACAACGTGAACCACATCTTCATCAGCCCGGAGATGAACGACTCCGCCCGCGTGCTGGACGTTCTGATTCACGAACTTGTCCACGCTGCGGATGACTGCGCCAACGGTCACACGGGCGCTTTCGCTACGGCTGCCAAGGCTCTTGGCCTCACCGGCAAGATGACTGCCACGGTGGCCACCCCGGAGCTTGCCGAAGAGATGAAGGCCCTTGCTGAGAGCCTGGGTGAGTACAGCCACGCCACGCTGTTCCCCGCTGGCAAGCCGCTCCCCCCGCAGGCCCCTGAGCCGGGTGAAGAGGTCCCCACCGGCACCGTGCCGAAGATTCACTCTGGCCCGAAGAAGCAGGGCACGCGGATGCTCAAGGTTGTCTGCCCGTGCTGCGGGTACACGGTCCGGACTACGGCCAAGTGGCTTGAGCTGGGAATGCCTTCCTGCCCCACCGGTAGCAAGATGCAGCTTGCTTGCTGAGCCAAGGAGAACGGCCCCCGAAAGGGGGCCTTTTTCTTTGCCCTCAGGGGTTGTGCTCAATGAGAGGTTCGGGGTAAGCTTCTCTCAGAAGGAACGGGAACGAACAAGGGAAGCGAAATGAACGAGAACCTGAACCGCTACGAAGTGACCCTGACCAAGGGAACCGAGAAGGTTCACACGTTCACTTGGGCCACCACCCGGAACGCTGCGGTTGCCCGAGTGGTTGACCACCTTGAAGACCCGATTTGGGACGGGTACAGCTTTGAAGTGAAGTAGCCCGAAGGGACGGGGGCCGAAAGGCCCCCTCCTGGCCCCTTGAAAAGAGAAGAGAGAGCGCCAGTGCTGCGAGAGCTTGACGAGAAGCTGAACGGCCTCACGGTGGTAGGTAGAGCGTCGTTTCCGGCGCGTCTGATCACCTGGGACGGTACGGACACCTTCACTGCGTGGTGGTGGAACGGGGGAGAGCTGTGCGAGGTTGAAACGCTCCGCACGGACATAGCCCTGACCCTGCAAGAGGCCCTAGACAACGGTCCGGGACTCTTCACGAATTGGGACTACCTGAGCGCTTGACCGGCACCCGTTCCCAATGATACGTTCGTCTTGTCAGCGAGGAACACGAAGGGAACGCCATGAAGATGACGGTAGTCACCGAAGAGAAGCTTCCTGAAGACATGGAGCTTGTCTGCCGGATTCACGACAACTGCCGGGGCGAGAACATCAAGGAAGCTCACATCTTCCACGGGATGACCAAGAAGGTTGACCCGCGTACCGCTTGGATGCGGTAGGAGAGAGCCAGGGGGGGGGGGGGGGGGGGGGGGGGGGGGGGGGCCCCCCC